AGAATGTCACGAGATCGGCGACCGAACTGGAAACCTCATATGACGACACGAAACATTCGCCAGTGACCTTCGGCAAACCAGCGGTCGTGCCGGCGGGCGAGTAGTCAAAAGTTGACGAGGTAGCGAGACCGAGCAGCGCAGTGATCTGCGTGTTCAGTGTTGCATCCCATTTGCCCGAAACGCTGATCGTGTCACCATTTCGCAGGGTGCCCTGAAAAGTCTTTGATGTCGAACCGAATGTGGTGGTTTCGGCCATGTCGGTTGTGTTTGCGATACCGCTCACAGAATCCACATACGACGAAATGTCGGTGAGTGTTCCGGCAGCGTTATCAAGTTTGAACGAGGATGATCTAGCGGCTACAAATGCCATGATGTTTTTTCCTTAGTTACGGGCCAGACTGACCTGGCATGTGAATGATGGGGTGGTGCCACCCGCAGTATATGACGCGCGCACGTAACGGTTGACTGTACCCGTGAACGCGAGCGCCTGACTGGTGGCCGCTGTCGCAGTAGTGAACGTCGCAAGTGTTGACCACGTGCTGTTGTTTGTTGAATGTTGAATCACTACAGCGAGAGTCGGTGACGTGCCAGTGACGGCAGTGACATGCAGGTTGGCGATTCCACCATTGGTGGTGCCAGCGGCGTTGTCAACGCTTGTGCCGTTGCCTGTGGCGGTGATGGCGGCGAGGTCGGCGAGACTGACACCCAAACCTGGTGCCGAACCTGAACCGAACGCCATACTGAATGACACGAGATCGGCGACCGAACTGGAAACCTCATACGAGATCGTTTTGGTGCCTAACAACCACACAGGGTTCGTCACTGCGAAACCGCTAGGCGCGACCGATGTGGCCACTGTTGATTCGCCTGTGATAGCAGCGATGATGTTAGTGAATGCGGTACCTGCACCGGTGGTGTTGTCAAAGAGTCCGTCAAGGTTGAGGGCGATATCCTCCAACCCTGGCTGGAATGTTTTGGCAGTATCGGCCAGCGTGGTCGTTTCGAGCATGTCAAAGTTCACCGACGGTGAGACAGTGCGCAGGATCGCCGCTAGAGGGTTCGTTCCGTAGATCACTCTGGTTTGGTTTGAGGAAATGAAAGGCATCTGGTCGTTCCTTTATGCGGTGACGGTGACGGCGAAATCTACGAAAAGGTAGGTCGAGCCATCAGGTGAGTTCACTGTACCAATCTGTTCGGCTGCGGTGACGCGTGCATCAAATGCAGCACCACCCAATGTGACGTCACTCTCGACAGCAGTTTTGACCGATGTGGCACCTGTGCCTGCGAGATAGGTTTCTAGTTTGTTTTGGGCGCTGCGGTCGTCTGCTCGTGCAACAACCAGAGTGACAGTGAATTCAACACTGTCGCAACCTCTCGCCATCGTCGAATCAAATTCAATGCGGTCCAACGAGATCAACGCCGCAGGAAATTGCGGGTTATCAGTGAGAACTGTGTAAACACGCAAACCAGCGATGGTCGCCAGGTTTGCGGCCAGCCCTGCCCTGAGGCTTGAGATCGCTGCGGGCATCAGGCCACCACGAAAGTTTTGTACGGTGCCACCATTGCGGCGACATCGGGGTCGATGCGGCGAACGACGATGGCGCCGAGGTCGCCGAATCCTGCGACACCCAACGGGGAGTCAAGGCGTTTGAACTGGCGTGATGCCAGCAGTACGGTCGCCTCACGGATGGCGTGTGGCACTGACGGCCATCCCCATTTCGCGGTCACTTCAATGAGGGTGCGACCGTTTTCGGCGACAGGGAAAACAACATCTAACGCACGCAGCAGAGTGATCGGTTCGCCTTGTGCAGCAGCATTCGAGGGTTCTGTTTGGTAATCAACACCGACCGTGAGGGTGGTGCTGAATGAGCCTGACATCTGGTCGTCAACTTTGACGATCAAACCTGTAGTGGTTGAGATGTCGTCAACGAACAGAAAAGCGTTACGGTTCGCAGCATACGTGCGGGCGCTGACTGCACCGTCAACATAGAACCGGCGTGAACATTCGCCGTCAATGCGCCGTGAGGCTGCCTCGACTGCTCGTTCTAGGAGTGCATCATCAACATTGTCGGCGATGCGTGCAGCGGATTTCAAATCGCTGAGGGTGCAGTACCCGTTCGTGATAGCCATATCAGTTCACCACCATGATTGAAAGAGTGTGTGTGCCTGAACTTGTAATGGCGTGCAATGACGATGTGGGTGGCATAGAGAACTGGATAGTCGTCTGACCGTCTAGTTCATAACCATTTGCAGCGGTGACTGCACTGTCGCCGAGGTAGGTGTCGGTGCCTCCACCTGCATCAGAGTGCACTGTGATGAAACATCCATCGGCATCAGTTTGATGCAGTAGCACACGGGTCGTGCTTACTGACACCTGCGCGGTTGTGATCGGCACGATTTATGCCTTGCGAGTTTTCGCGGCTGGTTTGGCGGCGGTTTCTTTCACAGGGTTCACGGCAGCAGTTTCAACTGTCCCGTCAACTTCAGCGAACCTGTTGACAATCATGTCTGCACCAACATGGTCGGCGACCTCAATGGTGCCACCGATAGCGGGCCATTCTTGCCCATCAATGGTTCCTGATATTGCGATAAGCATTCTGATTTTCATGCTGCGACCTTTGCAAAAAATGTTCGGATATGGGTGGTGGTTCACCGTCACCGCATCAAAGACACGGTGACGGTGACCAACATGGCAGGGCTATCAGGAGACAGCGCCACCGACGAAACACTTGACAGCACCGGTCTGATCGACCAGAACACCGTCAGTGCGGAGGCTCACACGGAACGTGCGCACCGAGTAGTCGAACGCAAAGTCGTCAGACACGGCAACTTCAATGCCGTTGACTTCACGAATGAAGTACGACGGCAAGTGACCGAATAGGACTGACTTAGCGGCGACCGCGGTGGAGGCCATTGAGTCGTTGATGTGAACGGGGAAACCGAGCAACGTGTCAGCAACACCATTGAGACCTGGTGCGAACAGGTACTGGTTGGTGGTGTCTTTCAATTTGCGTGCGTTGGCCATTGCGGTTGAGTTCATCATCCAGCCGACGCCTGGTTGCGCCTTGTAGGTGCTTGACACCGAGTAGTTCAGGTCAATGAGGTTGTCGGCGGTGAACACACCCGAAACGGCTGCGGCACCAGTGACGCCGGTGGTGGCGTTGGTGACGATACCGTAAGGCTTGCTCGATCCGTCGCCCGTGGTCATATGTCCACGAGTTGCGACACCGATGGCCAAACCTGCCTGGCGTGCCAAGAAACCAGCAACATCGACGGTGGCATCTTGTGCGAGTTCGTTCGACATTTGAACGAGCACGACATACTTGTATGCGCCGAGGGTAGCGGTGCCGAGAGTCGGGTCCGATGCGCTCGCTTGTGCAGCCTCGCCAACAATGCTGGCGGTGCTAAATGCGGTCGACTTCGGAATCGCTAACGACTCACCAGATGCGGTGGTCAAAACGGTTGCGTACTGACGAACAACGTTCGCCTGAACCAAATGCTCAACGATGCGGTCGTACACTGACGACGGAACCATTGTGGCGCTTGACTTAGTGATGGCACGCTTCTCAAACTTTGCGGTGCGCTGTTCACCAGCCAACAAACGGCGAACCGTTGCATCATCCTGGTCAACTTCAGCGGCTGCGCCACCGAGGTTTGCGGGAACGCCGAGGCGTGCGCGTGATTCTTGAATGTCACGGTCACGGGTTTCGGCGTCGAGGATTGACTTGATTCGAGCATCTTTGATGTCGAGGTCGGCGTTGATGCGTTCAAACGTTTGGTTTTCCTCAGCGGACAGATCACGCTTTTCAGCGGTTGCCACATCGAGAAGTGCTTTGGCCTGTTCCCATGCCTTAGCCCGTTCGTCAGATAAATTTGCGATGTATTCGCTCATGGTTTTTGTTCCATTTCTGTTTGGGGGGTTGATGTTTTGGGGGTTCAGGTGGTGACATTCTGAGGTGGTGCCAGTCATGCTGGTCCGGTCTTGATGTTCCGATCTGAGGTGTTCACGCTTTTTTGGCGTAAAGATCATTCATTCGACGAGCCACCGCAACGGGCACAGTGCTCGCAGGTGTTTCTTCGATATGTGTTTCGGTTTCTGTGTTGCGAACAGTTGCACCAGTTGTTTCAGGGTATGCGGGGAAACCAGTCACAACAGAAACCTCGTGCAATATAACCTCAGTCAGCATTCGTTGTGCACCATTCTCTGACCACAGGTCACCGCCACGAGGAACACTGAAACCGAACGACATGCCGTGAACGTCACCGCGTTGCATCAACGCTGACAGGTCACGAGCGTATGTGGTGTCTGGTAGTTCACCCTCGACGAGTAGGCCACGCTGATCCTCAGTGACAGTGATGGTGCCAGATCGGGTTGAACCGAGAACGAGATCGGTGTTGTGGTTGACGAACATGCGAACTTCACGACCTGCGTTCAGTGATCGTTTGAATGCGCCAGGTCTGATCGTTTCGGTAAATGGCAACGGTTCTGACGGGGAGTTGAACACGGCCGCATATCCACGGAACCGCATCGGCTGCCCTTCCACATCGGACCGCACCTCAATATTCCCGAACGAAACAGTACGGAATTCAACGTCACGACCTTGCACCTTACGATGCTGAATTTCTAGCGCGCCATACCTGACGGCAAGTTCGGAGGGTTCGTCGGATTCCATTTCAGTTTCCACGGTATCACCAACGATGAGTCGGTCGGGAATAATCCACTTTTTGCAGATACCTTCCGGTGCAATGTCACCCTCAACGATTTCGCAGGCGTGTGCGCCGTCATAGAAAACGCACGAACTGCACACCAAACCTTCAGCAGCGAACGGCGACTCAGCCATATAGTGCGCACCGTCAGCACTCGAATCCTGTGTGTACGAGCCGAACAGGTCCACCACTTTTTCGTCGTTCTCGTACTGCATCATTTGCCGTGGTGTGAAACCGAGATCGGCTAGTTCACCATCACGGGTTTCTAATTCGTTGAGGTCCATATTGTTTGTTTCCTTTTCGGATGTTTTGCTTTCAGAAATAATTGCCAACGACCATGCGCGCCCCGCATCGCCACCCCACAACGCCCATGCGATACGGCCCGCAGATGGGAAACCTTCCTCGCCGGCACGGAAACCTTCGGCATCCTTATCAACCAGATGACGCGCAAAATACGATGACATCCGTTTGATTGTGTCGAACGACAGATCACCATTGATGATGTCTCTGGCACGCGCAACACCGACCGCCGTGCCACCACGCCCAAACTCCTGACGCCAATCCAAACCCTGCTGCGCCTCATCACGCATCGCCGATGTCGGTGTATAAGAATCAGCACGAATATCACGCGACTGTTCACTGTATTCAGGCATAGCGATATTCAACGCTGCCAACTGACGCAATGCCGCTGACCTCGTTTTGTGGCATCCAACAACATCACCACCATCCTTGACCACGGCGTATCCATCGCAGTCAGCATTGTTGTTCTCAATATGCCACGGCATTACAACGGCGGCTCCGCGTCAACACCCATCGGCGGCGGTGTTTCACCAGGACCAGCCATCTGTGCACCAGGCAACGCCATCACGAATTCG